TGTTACGGCGGCACCCAGCAGGATTTCCGGGTCGTCGATTTCCAGCGCGGTTTCCCAATAGCCGATGCGCTCGGTGAGCACCGGGAACTTGCGGGCGTCCGGCAGCGGTTCCTGACGCAGTGGGCCGTTCTGGTAGCTCTTCCTGCCAATCGTTGCGATGGCGGGGATGAAGCCCCGGCCCTTGGCACTCGCCCACAACAAGGCATGAGCGTCGATTTCTAAGGCGGGGGTAAACGTGCGGTTCACGGGGTCTCCGAGATGCACGACGGGTTTGGTCATGGTTTTCATGGTGTCTGTTTTTTGGTTCATGGTTTCGTTGGAGTGGGCACATGCGGGCGGCTCAGGTGTCCGGGTTGCCGCAGGTGTCCGGAAGATCGAGAAAGGGCTGGTGCCAGCTATCCGCAGACTGCGTATGCCTTGGCGCAAAAAGAGTGGGCCGCGTGTTCAGGCCGTAGGTGAATCCGAGGTTGCTCGCCTGCATCCCCCGCCACTCGCGCCAGTCGCCGTAGATTTCGGTGAAGTCGCGGTCGAAGAACACCCACCTGCCGGGGAGCCGGTCGAGAGCGTCCATGCCGCAGAGATCGACCAAGGACGCGGCGACGCGTGTATCGGACAACAAGCCGTCGGGCAGCCGGTGTTTTGGCATCCGCCGCAGGGTTTCGCGCCACTGGCACCACGTTCCGTTATGGAAGAGCACGGCGCGGGCATGGCCGGACAAGCGGGTCGTGGCTTTCGCGGACACCGGGAACGGATGGCACAGCTTCGGCGTCACCACCCCCACGCTCGCCCACCGGAAGTGGATCACGATTTCACCGTCGAGTCCGGCGATCAGCGATTCGAGTTCCCGTGGTTCGAGTCCCTTGAACCAGCGCACCACACCATCCTCCCGCCATGCCACACCGGCACCGTGGGGGTTGGCATCGTGGCAGGCATCGAGGGTTTTTCTGTCAGGCCGCACGTCGGCGGGGCATACGAGGATCACACACATGGCTTTGTTCGGTTAGAGGTTGGCGTAGGGGAAACGGGAATCGAAGCGACGGCACATCAGCTCGGCGGCTTGGCGGTATTGCTTGAACTCGGCGTGCAGCGGTCCGATCAAACCCAGGGCGACGGGGCGCTTGCCGCCGGTCCATCCGAGATAGTCCCAGAGGAAGCGCAGCGCGTTGGCGGCGGTGGCCGTGCGTTTCGCCTGCGCCTTGTTTTTGCCGAAGGCACCGAGGCATTCCACTTCGGCGGCGCGGCGGCACAGGCCCAGCACGGTAGCAAGGTGGTGCATGAGCTTGTGGCGGTTCAGGGTGCCGGCGAACACCCGGAATTCGATCACGCCATGGGAGAAGAGCTTCTTGAAGTTGACCATCCCGCGCCCACAGCGGCTGGCGGCGTCGGCTTTCCGCTGCGGGTTGCTCACCCGCTCCATCCGGCGCACCAACGATCCCACATCCTCGCCGAGCGTGTGGCTGTAGCGGTTCAGGTGGCGTCCGGTGCCCGTCTGGCCGTAGAGGCTCATGGCGTGCCACCGTGCGATGTGGGCAACCTTGCGGGCGAATTCGCTCATCGCCTGCGGATCGTCCGTGCCGATGATGGAAGCGACACCCACGGTGATGTGGCAGCCGCACGAGGCGTTCACCTTGGCTCCGATGGCGTGCGCCCACTCGACGAATTGCAGCAGGTGCTCCACCCCCTCGCCGCCTTGGAGGATGGGCGACACGAACTCACAGGCCATGCGGCCCGGGGCGCTGATGATCGAGCCGTCGCGCTCGGCTTTCCAATGCCTGCCGTTGAAGGTGGGCGCGTTGAGCAGCAGGCCGTCCGTGGCATCGATGGCCGTGCTCACTGGACTGCCGAAGTGGTAGCCGCCGACAACGATGCCGCTGGTGGCGGGGATGGTGGTTTCGAGTTCAACTCCGAAGGTGATGGATTCGGCTTTGGGATCTTGCGGTTTCATCTGTGGATCTGGTTGGAATCTGAAGCCGGTGAGCCAATGAGTGGCGCGTTCCGACATCCTCCTCCTTGCCAGCCATCCGCGTCGTTTGTCGCGCACCATCCGCACGCCAGTTCGCACCATTTTCATCGGCCATTTATTGCCGTTAGATGCCATTGGCATGCGGATTTAACGGACCCGTCAGGGTTACATGTCCCATGCTTCCCGAAAGCCGATGAATTTCGGAAACCGGGGTGCCTCTTTCGCACCGCTCGGCTGGTGGCTGAACTTCACCACGCGGCCAATCAGGGTTTCACGTTTCATCCAGAGCGTCACACGGTCAATGCCGCCGACGACATGGTTGTATCCCAAGCGGAATTCCACGCCGGTTGAGAGGTGGCGGACAATGAACCCGCCAAGTTCTCCCCGGCCAATCATGCCAGCCTGGGCGAGACTGCGTTTCGTGCGGCCGAAGGCATCCTGTTCGGCGGCGTTCTGATTGGTCATGCCCTCATATGGTTCAAGCACCACGGCTTCCGCATCCTCAAAGCGCTTGATCTTGAGCAACCACGCTTCGCGCTCCGTCGATCGTCCGCACTTGTAGGGTGAATGCGGCGTGCGGACCATCACGCCCTCGTATCCCTCATCAAGGCATTTGGTCTCGAATGCTTCAAGCTCGGCCAGATTGCGAACCAGTGTGGGCGTCACGAATACCAGATGCCGCGAGCGTGGGTCGGAATTGCTGAATCCAAGCAGGCCGTCGAGGTCCGCCACGCGCTGGCGATAGGGTTCGTCCAACCGTCCCTCAAACACATAGTCGAAGATATGGAAGACGAAGTCCGGTGTGCCGTCACGCCGACCGATCGCGCTGGTGGTTTCCGAAAACGTGCCGTCGCGCAGCATGAGTTCGCCGTCCACACCGTCGGGCAGGTTGGCTTCGATCCACTCACGGACGAACCGGTTGGAGATCGGTTTGAATGATCGCGTGAGTGCCTTGCCGCCGACCTTGAGACAGCGGATGCCGTCGAGTTTCGGCGTGGCGAGCACGGGGAATGGGAGCAGGTCGGGGCGCTCGCACTTGCTGGCGAGCATTGGCTTGGTGATGGCATTCATGGCTTCGTGCGTGGGTTGGAATCTCAATCGTTGCCGGACCCGTAGCGCATGGCATCGGCGATTTCCTCGTCCTCACAGCCGTCGATGGACTCGGCCAACAGAAGGCGCACCGAGTGGATGCGCTTGGTGCTTTTGCGAGAGCGCTCGACGTCGGTGATGAGTTGTTGCTGCTCGGCGGGGTTCAGTTTGGTGAAGGCGCTCAGGGCGCTCAGGAAGCATTCAATGTCGTTCATGGATTCTGTGGGTCGGAGGGTTGTGCGTTCCGACATCCTTCCTCCTGCCAGCCATGCCTCGCGTTTGTCGCGCACCATCCGCACGCCAATTCGCACCATTTTTATCGGCCATTTGTGGCCGTTAGATGCCGTTGGCATGCGGATTGGACAGGGGCCGTGTCAGTATTCGCTCGGCAGCAGGATTGTCGTCACCGACCTGTCATGCTCGGTGATGATGTAGATCGACCCGCCCGATGTGGAAAAGCGGCTCAGCAGGCGGGTGCCGTCTTTGAGCGAGTGCTCGTTCGCCTGCTTGTCTTCGGCGCACAGCTCGTCACCCCAATCGCCGCAGTGGTGTCGGCGGAGGTAGCGGGCGAGGTCCACGTTCAGCGCGATGGCACCGGGAGTGGCGTAAATCTTCCCCAGCGGGAAGCGCGGTTGCATCAGTTGGTATGGCATGGGATCTCGGGGTTCAGGAATCGATCAGGTTGTCGAACAGGCCGGGGATGAACGGGTTGAGCGCTTCCTGCTCGGCCTTGAAGAACTCGGCTTTCGTCTTGCCCATCGCCCTGCCCTGCGGCGTGTGGCAGTCGTAGGCGTAGTCGGGGATCGGTACATACTCGCCCGCCTGTTCGAGTTCGTCGGTCAGGGTTTCCGGGTCGAGTCCCGCCTGCTGGTCATAGACGAAGTTCTGAAGGTGGTCGGCGTCGCGACTCTTCTTGGCGAGGCAGAGCAGGATCACCGCCTTGGAAATGAAGATGCGGCCTTTCGGGGCCTTCGCCGCCGTGTTGCGGTTGATGTCGGTGTAGCTGTCGTGCAGCGCTTTGACTTCCTGCGTGAGGATTCCCCAGCAGTCCTCCGCGCTCACGGTGAGCAGCCGCCGCCAGACATATTGGCCGTAGCCGCTGGCCCACAATTCGAGCGCCCAATAACCGGCCAGCTTTGCGTCACCGCGCCGGATTGCCTTCTGCATCGCGCTCGATACGGCCGGGAAGCTGTATCCGCGCTTGGTTGGTATGCGGTTTATCATCATTTCCTAGTATCCGCAGATTGCGCACAACGGGAAGCAGTATTGGACACCATTTATCACAGCTTCACCGATTGGCGGCGGGGTGCATCCGTCGCCACGCGGTCCTGGCTCTTGTAGGTTTCAAGGCGGATATGGGCTTTCCACTTGCGCTTGAGGTATCGCTTTTCAGTGGCAATGCGTTCCTCGCTTCGGAACAGGCTGTTGCCGCCGAGATTCTTGTCGCGCTCCTGGACAAAGCAGAATCGCGCCTCATTCCAGACGAGGCGGTTGTCCATGAGTTCCTGAAGGGTGGCGTCGATGTCGCACTTGCATTTGAGAAGTTCGTCCCACTTCGGCACGCCGCCTTTCTCATCACGCACCACCCCGACCGCCCCGCCGACCCAGTGATTCACACCGAACGGATCGTTGCGTTGCAGGAGCCGCGGGTCGCTCCGCTGGTGCCAGCCGAACAACCGCGCCCCCGCCCCGCGCGCACACCACGCCGAGTTTTCCAGCATCGCAATGGTTTCGGCGATGGACAGTTTCCGGCATCGCAGGCTCACCATGCAGACGCACGCGGAAATGTCGTCATCGAGCATGACGATGGCGTCATCGGTGAAGTGTTTGAGCACCCAGTTCCGCACCGCGCTGATGCCGGCGATCTCGTCGGGGATGGTTTCGATTTCCAGCCCGGTGTGGCGGTAGTGCTCAGCCTCGCTTGCGGGAACGAGCAGCGTCGCCGTCGGGAACAGCTTGTGGCTCGTGATCGAGCGGCTGCGGCTCCGGGACAGGATTACCAGGCGGAGTTTCAACGGGCGGAATTCCGGCCATGCTGGCGCGGCGGCAGAGTTCAATGAGTCGTTTTCCATGGAGCACACGGCCAATGCCGATTTTTTTGGTTCTGCGGGTGATCGAGTAGTCAACCTCGCGCACCCCCATGAGCTGGAGCGCCTGCATCCAGTCCCGCAGGTCATGGAACATGAAGACGAGGTAGTCGTGGTGCTCGAACGCCTGACACTCCATCCGCGGGATCGTTTCGAGTTCATCCTCGGGGGTGGCGTCGTCCTCCATCAGCTTGCGGATCTCGTCCTCCATGAAGCCGGTGAGTTCGATGTCGAAGTCGGGATCGGCGTCGCCGATGGATTTGAGCACGCGCCGCAGGTCGTCTTCGTCGAGTTCGGCGAGTTCCGAGAGGCGGTTGTCGGCCAGTAGGTCGGCGAGTTCCTCCGCTTCGCTGGCATAGTCCTGCTCGTCCACGGGGATCGTCTCGCAACCGATGAGAAGCGCCGCCTCCAAACGACCATGCCCGCGGACGATCAAGCCAGAGCGCTTCGACACGGTGACCGGGTTGCGCCAGCCCTGCTCCTGGATGATCGACGCGAGAAGCTGGATCTGGTGGGCGCTGTGCCGATTCGGGTTGACCGGGTTCGGTTTCAGCGTGTTCGGGTCAACGAGGCGGGTGTGGGCGCAATGCACGGGAATGCTCATGTCCCCTGCCCATCCGTCAACCTTGACACCACCGCATCAGGCATCCGTATTCTGCGCACAGCATCATGGACCACGCCACCTTCGCCGACCTTTTGCGCAAATGGCGCGACCGCAATGGATACAGCCAGCGCGACGCGGCGGAAGTGCTCAAGGTACCCAAGGCCAGTCTCCAGAACTGGGAGCAGGAACGGGCGATGCCGCAGGGGTTCGGGCTTCAGGCGATGCTGGAAATCATCAGGCCCAAACGCGGCAGGAAATGACGCCCGGTTGACTTGTCCGCAACCTGCGGATGGAGACCGTTTCCCCTGACATCGCCAAAAAACTGCTTTCCCGCGACTTCACGAACCTTGTGGCGCGCGTGCAGAAGGGCGGCAAGTTGACCCGTACCGAGCGGGCCATGCTGCAATCGCTTGCCACCGGAAGCGGGGCAACACCAACCACCGCCGCATCATACGTCGAGCTGGCAGTCATTCTCGGCATCACCCGCCAGACGCTCAATATCTGGAAGAAGCGCAAGGACGCGCCGAAGCCCTCCGCCAATGGCCAGCATGACGTGGCCGCGTGGCGGGAATTCATGCGTCGCAACGATCTCAAGGGTGGTGAGATTGCCGAACCCGGCGACATTGAATCCTCGCTCAAAGCCCGCAAGTTGTTAGCGGAGGTGGAAGAAAGGGAGCTGCGGCTCGGCATCAAGCGCGGCGACTACGTGGCCGTCGAGGAAGTCCGGCAGGCGTGGACCGAGTTCGTG